TTCCAAACAAATCAGAAAAAGAAATAGGTACAAAAAATTGGTTTTCATTTAGAATTCCATTAAATTTAATCATTAATTTATTTAAAAGGAGGTAACATTATGGAAAGAAAAGGATTTTTAACTCCTGAACAGGAGAAGTTATTAGACAAATTGATTGTGCTTAAAGGTATAGCCGAAGCATTGGATGGCCCTGCAATATCGTTAATGGATAACGTAGTGTTGGAAAAACTGAAAGAAAAAATACCGGCAGAACATTTGCCATTGGTTTATGAAATTATTGATGAGATTTTCGATGCGTTAATTCTTGTCGCTGCAAAATAGTTTTTTGTTTTTCATAACTGTGGGATTTTAAGATTGATTGAGCCGGGGTATTGTTGAATGCCCCGGTTTTTCTATTCAATCAATTCTTCATCATAAACACGCCACTTACTTTTTCCTTTTTCCTTTTTTTGATAAACCCCTTGTTGTTCTACATAGATAAAAAACACATCATTCTGAAAAAAATAAAAAGGCAGTTTTTCACCTATTATACAATCTGTATTTATTTTTAAATTTGTTTTAAGAAAAACGAAACTATCTACTTCCGCAGATGTTTTAAATCTTTCAACATTCGTTTTTCTGCCTTTTTCTACTGTTACAAGGTAACCGGTAGATACCATTTTACCCGGATAACAACCAAAGAATAATCCTAACAGTAATACAAATACTTTTGTTTTCATAACTCACTTTTAAATTTACAAAATCTTGTTTTCCAAATATTGATAGCAGCTTCCATTTCAGCTTCTTTAATTATCCCAAAATTATCACCCCTTTTGCCTTCTAAAACAAGTAAAACATTTGTATTAGTACATCCTACTTTATCAGCAATTTTAGTTAAAGCTCCATGTGGTAAATTATTAAGAATATCAATTCGGTTTTTCTTTGGTTTCCATTCAGATTTAATCATTTCCCTTTCTTTTTATAATACCCTGTAAACGCTCTTTGTAATTCACGTAAAAACAATCTACGAGTAAGGAATAGTTTTAGAAAACAGGCGTAGGTGCTTTTAGGTAAATATTTTAAATATCAACGTTCTTGTTTATTTAGTAGTGGACGTTTCATTTTTTTTAGTTTTAATCCATTCATCGTAATTAAACTCTTGTGGAAATTTATCTCCTGAATGCAAAATAGGTTCATTTAATGCTTTTTTAAACCGGTTAATTTCAGAAATAATACCATCAATACTATTTCCACCTACAACAGCACCGGTAGTACTAAATAATACTGGTTTGTCTTTTTTATAGTAAACACTATGGATTTGAAAATATTTATCATCTCCATCGTCAAATGCTAATAATCTATAATTCCATGTCATTTTTTAGTAAGTTTTTCTTCTAACCAATTAATATACTTTTCTAAATTTTCACTGATATAAGCAGATTCAATACTATCATCTTTACCAACTTCATACTCAATCACCGAATCTGAAATAGTATTTGAATCAATTCGTATTCCTGTTTCCCTGTGAAACTGCATATTTAATTCTCTTTTATCTGCTAACATAGTTTTATTGTTTTTCAATTACTTTACTAATTCCTTTTTTAATTCTTACTTCAAATACTTTATCTGCATAAGTAGTTAATTCTTGCTCATGCGTGATTAACAAAAATTGGATTCCTAACTTATCGGATAATTCTTTAATCATTTTACTTGCTTTTTCCTGTAAATCTTCACTAAGAAAACGCATAGGTTCATCAAGGATAATCACATTTCGTAAACGTGGGTATTCCATACTCCAGCTTGCAATTCGTAAAGCAAAAGAAGCCACATCAACTGCACCCCCACCGCTTGCAGTGATGGGGTCTAAATACTCCCCATCACGTACAAACATCAAATCACATTCTGTTTTATCCCTTCGTTCAACAAATTCAGCTTCTAACTTATAAGCGTTGTCAAAAATACTTTCAAGTGCAAGTGTTGTAATATCGCTGATGTGATATTGTAATTGCTGTTGGGTAGCTAAACCCACCTGCTTAATCACTTCTTTTGCCTGTTCATGGTATTTAAGGCTTTTACGCACCTCTGCAAGCTCTTTGCCGGTAGAGCTAATGTTTTTCATTACTGATTCTTTAGCCCCTTTAAAACGTTCTAATTTAGCCCTGACGGTTTTAGTTTCCATTCGATTCAAGCATTAATTCAAGTTCTTCTAAACCACTGTTAATATTAGAAGTGATTGTTTCCAATTCAGTTTTCATTTCATCAAGTGTTTTTCTGGCTGCTTTGGTTGTTTTACAGCCCCATTCCTCAATTAACCTTTTCATCAATGCTTGTTTTTCACCTTTCAGTTCAGCTAACTCTTGTTTAGATTCTTCAATTTCCTCTTTTAATTCAAATAATTCTTGTTCTTTCATAACTAAATTGTTTCGTGTAACGGTTGTTTTGATGTAAATTCTTTCATTACAGTTTCACTTATACGGTCTTCTTTTTGAAGTTTACGTGCATAATCAGCACGATAAAGAGGATGGCAGTTGCATAGTAACTCATACAACGGCATACATTTGATTCCACGTTTTAACACATTGTTAAAAGCTACTACATCATTTTCAATCTCTGTCCTTAACGGAAAACTTTCTTGTCTCATTTTTCTTGTTCTCATTTTTAAATTAGTTTTAAAGTACACTGTTTATTATATCTTTAACTGGTTTTCTCATTCGGTTCTTAGCCAAAAATCTTTTAATGTTTTCCTCAAAACTTAATGTTGTTTGTATATCATCATTTAATTTACTGATAAAAGCATCCATTCGTTCATCCCTTTCTTCTACTTTTATAATGTGTTCACGGGAAACTACGTTTTCATCAATTGGTAAATAAACCCTTTCAACTGAATTATCCTTTGCAAACCACAAATAAACAGAAGGTTTAAAATCTATTTGCCCTGCTTCCTGCCTCATTAGTGAACCGGGATTAACTAACAACCTGCCATCTAAAGGATAAACAAAACTCTGATGATTATCGCCGGTTACAATTAAATCAAACTGTTTATATTTTTCCATGATAGACCTTGCTCTTCCTTCTGCCCCCGGAAAAAGTTCTTTACCTGTATAAACAAATTCATGCCAAACGTAAACTTGTTTTCCTTTTATTTCACAACTTATATCATCAGGTAAACTATTCCAATGCCCCTGTTGAAATATTTTTAATGCTTTAGCTTGCCACAAAGTGTAAATCCCACTCTTTTCTTTTAATTCTATACTATGTTGTGGTAAATCGTGATTGCCGTAAACAGTATAAAAATCATCAGGTAAATGCTCGATTGTTTTGGAAAGTAAATAAGGCGAGGGTTTCCAATGATGAAACAAATCCCCTGCATGAAATACCGGACAATTGTGTTTCTTTTGCAATTCAGAAACAAAATCTACTTTTTTCCATTGTGCTTCCCAAAAATCATCTGTTCTGCAAATTGGAGTATCCTCACGTAAATGAAAATCACTACAAAGAATAGCATCAGGATTTTTTGCTTGCTTTATGTTTTTCTTCATGTTCTTTAATTTCTTCTTTAGTTAATAATTGCCGGATACACATTTCCCCATTTGACCAGTAGCACGTATCACATAAATCCTCTGTTGCACATTCATACTTACGTAAAAAATTGTTAAACTTTTCCATTTAGTTTTATTTTAATTTACTTCCACACAAAACACACACTGCACCCATTTCTTTATGAAATTTTTCCTTTAATACAGAAACATTTTCCTGCGTTTTAAGCAACTTTGTTTCAATAGTAAGCACTTTACCTACTAAAACAGTTAAAGCGTTTACAACGGTTAATTTGGTACGTTTAACCCCTGTTAATTCAATAAGACTGTTAACCTTGCTTTCTAAACCAGTTAATTTTTCTTTTTCAGTAATTTCCTGTTCTAAAGTTTCAATAGAATTTAAAATAGAAAGTAAAGAATTAGCTTTCTGTTTTTTCTGTTCACGTTGATTTACAGATTCAATTAATTTATTAATTTTATCTTCATAGATTAATTCTGATTGAACCACTTCAATCTTTTCCCTAACTATTTTAATGTTGTCAATTAACCGTGTTAATGAACTAATATCTTTGGATAAAGTGTTTCGTTTAATTTCTAAATCCTCAATATCCTCAAGTTTAACCTCAACTAAATCAAGGTCTGGAAAAGTGGATAAAGTTTCCTGATAGCTGTTTAGCTTTTCCTCTTTTACACGTATTGTAGTGTTGATAGAATTAATCTTTCTTTTAAGTTCACTTGTAGCAGTATCAATTTTATCGAGTTTAGCAATTTTGTTAAAATGCTTTGCTACATTGCCCGGACTTTCAGTTAAAAGAAACGGTGTATCAAGCTGTTGTTGAAGATTAATTTCTGAAATGTTAAAAACCTTTTGGATTTCATCGGGTACGTTTGTACCAAAACCTGTAAATGGAGTATCATCAACCTCATAAAGATTAGAATTACCTTTGCTTCTGCTAATAACAGTTTTGTCTATTTTAGCAGATACAACCGTATCCCCACCCCAATAACTACGAAAAGAATCACCACCAGGTTTGTTCCACATTAACCATCGTAAAGCTCTGATGATTGCTGTTTTTCCACTATCACTACTACCGATGATTACATTTACACTTTTGTCAAAATGCAATTCAGTATTTTTATGGGATTGAAAATTTTGTATCGAAATTTTGTTAATCATATTCAAAAAAAATTAAATTTTAACCAAAACACTTTCTATCCCTGATACTATGGAATCAGTGGATTTACCAGCTTTAGAGGAATAGATAATATAGGATTATCTATCCTTATCTTCGTTACTGATACAAGCCTTACATACACACAAAACCATCCCTAAGCACATTACATGATAACTCAACACATCAGGTCTTCTGTTGGAAGTGTTCACCAGAGCAGAAACTTTTACGAGTTTGTAACGGTGTGCGAAAGCTCCCATCTTTTTAGCGAATCCGAATATTGCAAGGAAAGATATCGAACATAACCTTAATGATAAATTTTTAAATGCAATAAGCCCATCTGCAAAAATGCAAACAGGCTTATCTATGATACACGTTATTCCCTTCAATAAAGAAATAGAACTAAAAAATCTTATATTTAAAACCACGTATATCATACGAACAAAATTAAGGTATTATTTTATACTTTCCAAATTTATTTTATTAATTCCCAAACATAAGGGGTTAAAGCGTTTTTTGTAACAGTAGGAAAATATTTACCTCCAAAATCATCAATAACTGCAATTCCTTTGGATAGGTGAATTCTTACTTGACCTGTTACTTCTAATGCTTCTACATTTACTTCATAATCTCCCCAATCATTTGTTTTTGGTATTGTAAAAGCAGGGCGTGTGATTTTAACAGTATCCCCTACATGAATAGGATTACCGTTTTTATCATTTAAGACAAATTCTCCTTGTGCAAATAATTTTTTCATTTTGTTTCTATTAAATATATTCCTAATGGGATTGTTATAAATATAAAAAGCAACAGTAAGACATTCCAAATTCCAATAAAAGGAATAGCAAGGCTAAATAATATCAATATTCCAACACATACTAAAATCCAACCGATTACTTTTTTCATTTTACTGCCATTAATTTTAACACATTACTTTGTTTCATTGCTACATTAAAAACCGCTAAAGCATCAGCAATAGCTTCATCTTTGTATTTTACATTATCCCATTTTAAAGAGTAAAGCTGTTTAATAGCTTCAATAGTTTCTTTTTTACTGGCTGAGTTTTTATTCAGTAAAGCCTTTTTAGCATCCCCTTCACTATACCATTCTACACCGATGTTTAAGGTATCTGAAAGGGTTTGGATTATTCCAAGTGTAATTCCTACCATTACAGCAGATACAGCGGATTGACTGCCGTGAGGCTGTTCACTAACTATGTACTGCACGTTGTGTTTTTTAATTACAGTAAGCAGTTGGTTATTTAATTCTGAAATTCGCCTACACCTATCATCACCTACACGTGTTCGTAATTTTTTGTGTTGTGGTTCAGTTTTAATACATCCTGTTTCCAAAACTGCACCGGTTACATTTACTACTGCAAACCCGAATGCTGTAAGTGAAGGGTCACAAGCAAGAATGTTTAAACTACCTACTGTGCTTTGTTTTCGTACTCTTTTCATACTTCTATGCTTAATTTTATTTCTACAAGTCCTAAATTAACCAATCGTTTAAATACATCTGTTTGATAGTTGTCTGCAATTTTATCCCGTGGATCGATTACCTGTATGTTAAAAACAGCATCTAAATCAGCATCATTAAAATGTTCGATTAATTCTATTGCAGCCTGTAACTTTACCCTTCGCATAATATCCAATTCACTTTTTTCAAGCACATCAATTGGAATTTCTTTTGTTTTGGTATGTATCATCTCAATAAAATATTAATATGTGCAAATCCTTTTTTCATTGCTTTATCAAGCCATAAACTTTTATAGTTTAAACCAAACTCTGAAAAGTAATCTTTAATAATTTTAATAAGCAGCGTAAAATCCTGACCGTGTATTCCGTTATCCGGACAGTATAATTCATGTTCCCTTGCAAATCTTCTAAAATTACGGAACAGGTCAGGGTAACGCCACTCTAACCATTGAGTAATGTTTTGCTTTTTCATTCCCCACTAAAGATTATAAACCGTATTTCATTCAGGTTTATCAGGGTTTCTTCTTTAAAATCACCGTTACCTGTTCCATATAATTTACAGAATTTATCGTTTACTTGTTTTGAATCGCAAACAAAGTTTGATGAACCCTCATAGTTTTTCCAAAATACTGTTACTTTCATCTCTTCTTTGGTTTACGTTCTGTTTCAAATTTACTTTCAATCTCCATCCACAAATCAATAACCTGATTTTTCAGTTCCTCTTCAAGGTCTTGCTGCTCTACCATTTCAATCGATTTTTCAATAGCGGGACTTAATTTGGTTTTATTTACATAGTACACAGTAGCCCCTGTGTACGTTTTAATGAACTTTAAATTTTCCCTAATGTCATCTATACCATAGTCAAAATAAATTGAAATATTGGCGGTTCTGTGTGGTTTCCAAATGGAGCTTTTATCCACTTCAATAACCCCTTCTATACCAACTACCCTTTTTACAATTTTGTTTTTTACTTTTACTTCATTCCGTATTTTTTTAAACGAAGTAAACCGTAAAATTAAACTGGAGTAAAACTCAATAGCTTTACCACCGGGGTTTACTTCTTTTCTGGAATACAATCCTGCATCAGCGTTTTCACGTATTTGATTGGTACAGAATAATATTAGGTTTCTTTGTTTAATTACCCTTGCACATTTACGTAAGTGTTCTGAAAATTCTTTAGCCCTACGCATTCCCATTTTATCCCCTGCATCATTATCCATTTCCATAGAGGTACTAAGAGCAGCAAGCGAATCAATTATGTACCCATTGATTACTGTATTATCCACTTCCCATTTATATAAATCCTGAAAAGCATCAGGAATAATATTAGGGCGTGTTAAATCAATGTTTTCATAATCCAAATCAAAAAGTTTGGCAAACCCAGCATCTAACCTTGCTTCTGAATCACGGTATTTTAATTCACCACCTGCCCTTTGAATAGAACCTGCTACTTCACAAGCAAGAACTGTTTTGCCTGTACCTGATGGCCCGTATCCTACAACCATAATACCGCCGGGTATTCCCCCACCACGTTTACGCCCACCACTGATAGCTAAATCCAACAGAGTTGAACCAGTTAAAATCATTATTTCATCATTACCTTCAAATTCAGGTTTTTTAACCGGTTTTTTGGATACCCTGTTTTTTATCTGTGCTTCAAGGCTAACTTTAGTTCTCGTTCTTTTTACCATGAATTAATTTAATAATGGTTTCACTATGATTTTCTAAATAATTCTTTTCTAATTCTTTTTCTAAATTTCCTACAAAGTCTTTCCAGCTTTTTCTTTTTTCTACATTATTGCTCCAGCTTTCAAAAGCACGTTGAGCAATAAGTTCAAGTAGTTCATCCTCATTGTCTTTAACATTGCTATCCACCCATTCATTTATCAGGTTTTTAACGATAGAAGTTTTAGTTTTACCATGTGCCAGACAATATAAAGAAAGAAGGGATGCTACCCTTTTAGGAACATAAGTTCCTATCATAGTAACACCGCTTCCTCTTTTCTTTTTTAATTGTTTACTCAGAATTACCATAGTTATCTTCTCCGTCTTGTGGTACTTGATACTTTACGTTTTCTTTTAGGGGGTTCGGGTTCCTCCTCTTCCTCTTCTTCTTCCTCGTCGTCATCATCGTCCTCATCCTCCTCTTCTTCGTAATCATCTTCATCCTCCTCATCATCCTCATCTTCGGGTTCATCCTCTTCTTCTTCCGGCTCTTCTACTTTCGGTTTTCTGGTTTTTCTAACCTGTTGTTCTTCTTCCTCTTCATCGTCATCTTCCTCAATTTCAAAGAATTTTGCACGAAGTTCCTCATAAGACAATACAGCAAGACATTCATCAAGTTTTGGTACACTATCCAGAATATCATCTTCGTATTGTTCTTTTCTTTCCAGAAAGTCAAAACGTGTAGGTTTTGGAAATTTCCAACCTTTATAAGTATCCTCTGCAAACACTACTGCAACTGTGTACCCTTCCTGATGGTCTGGGAATACTTCAAATTCATCTGGATAAAGGTCTGCAAGTTGTTCTTCAAAAACCTTTTGAAAATGATGATCTGAAAAGTCAAACAGGTGTACTTTATCCTCACCCTTTTTACCTTTAATAATAATCGCATAAAGGTTTCTGTTACTCGGTTTCAAAGCATCAGCTTCTTTTTTATCACCATCTTCTCTAAGCAATTTTGTCCGGTATTCACAAATAGGGCATTTTTTACCAAATGAAGTAGGGCAAACTTCTTTGTCATTATCCACACCTACATCACGATGAATTTTAAAAGGACGTTTGTACCACAGTTCACCTACTTCCGCTATTGGTGAATCAGGATGTTTTTTGTCGGTTACTTCATACGGCATAATATCCATCTTAACCGTAGTATCCGGTTCTGGATTAAACACCTTTACTCCTTGAGGAATTATTAAATAACCATAAGCTGAACCCCTTTTACGTTTTTTGGTATTTTCTTTAATACGGCCTCTAAAACGGCTTTTTCCTGCGCTCATTTTTTTTCTTTTCATTTTCTTAAAATTAATGTTTTACAGTGCAATGTACTAAAATAATTTTGTTTTTAAATACTTTTTTAATAAAATTTTATTTTTTTCTTAAACGCTTGACTTTCTTATTGTTAGCTTCCCTTGTAGCATCCCGATTCAATCGTTCTTTTGTAATATCTCGTGGAATTTTAGGCCCTGCAAAATAATTCTGTCCATGCAGCCTTACAAGGTTTTCAAGAGCGTCTTTTCTTTGTACTACTGCTTTCATAGCATTTTTAGCCAAACTGTAATTGAAGTTGGCTTCAAGGTAAACTGCATAAGCAGTACGGTATTCGTCTTGCGTGATAATAGTATTGGAAACAACTGTTTCGGTTATTTTTTCAATACCATAAGATTCAGGATTTGACCTTACATCCTTGTCAAGTTTAGCTCTAACTAAATCAAGGTTTTCTTTTGATAAATCTTTAGCTTTTTCAGCTTCGGCTTCGTGCCTTGCATATTTCATTACAAGACTGGATTGTTCTAACCATTCTACATCCAGTGCCGATTCGTCAATGTTCATGTCCCTTTCGTAATTCATAACTTTAATTTTTAATTTGTTCTTGTTCTTTTCTTTTTTAACACTCTTGCTTTTTTATTCACAAACACAGAAAGTTCTGCTTCTGCTTCAGCTAATAGTTCCATAGGGTCTTCCCCATCCTGAATAGTACGGCTAAAACCTGCATCAAGTTTATAGCTTTCGTAGTTCCCCAAATTGACGTTTCTGGAAATTGTAATCCATACTTTATCACCATCATTTACAAGTTCATTTTCCTGACTTGCTTTTCTTTTTGTTTTTGCTACCATCTCCATTCTGATTAAATTTTGATTTTATTATTAAATCCTTTAATTACCCTACCTAACATTTCAGGTGGAAATTTATATTCGCTGGTTTCATTTTTAATTATTATCATCCCATCCTCTGTATAAACATGAAACCCTGCAACTTTTTTGTTTACTTCAATCTCTGCACATTTTACAACAGGAAAAGAATAAGTTGTTACTTTTAATGTACTTGGATAATATGATTTTATTTTTCTTGTTTCTATTTTAATTGGATTAAACCAATTCCTTAAATGTACACATACCCTTTTTAACCTATCCTCTTTGGTTGGAAAAAATCCTAACATAACTTTAATTTTTATTCGTAATTTAAAACTCTTTGACACGCAAGCACAATTCCTGGAAATCCGATGTTATACGTGGGGTCTTCAAAACATTCAAGGATTGCAAAAGCATTCCCATCATCTTTGTTTAACAGTACACTTGTTGCATAACCTAAAACTACTCTCCGGATGCTTTCAGGGTCTTGTCCTTTTAAACCCTTTAATATAGCTGAAACTTCTTTCCAGCTTTTCCTGTACATTAAAGCCCTGCACAGTGCAATACTTTCAGACTTTTCCTCAGAGGCTTTTTTAGCAGCCCTTAAACGCCTTTTTTCAGGTACTTGCAATACTTGTTCAAGTATGGTTAAAGCGTTGCGTGGGTGTCCCTGACTGCTTTCTGTAATGGTTTCTATTAGTTTTTCATCAAGTGTAACCCCTTCTTTTTCTGCAACCTCAGATAACAATTCCCCCATTACCTTATCAGTTAATACACTTGTTTGAAACTGACTACACCTTCCTTTTACAGTAGGTAATAAACTTTGTGGATCAGTTGTACAAAGGATAAAGTAAATGTGTTTCGGTGTATCCTCAAGTATCTTTAAAAAAGCGTTTTGAGCATCACTTGTAATTTTGTGACAGTTATGTACTAAAACTCCATTTGCAAAATAAGAAGGATGGGAATCTACTTCAAAATCATATAATTCTACAAACCCTTGATTTCTTTCTTTATCACCAATAACACTTTTGAAATATCTGTCATTATTTCCTTGTTTGTAAAACGCAACACTCTCCACCCCAATTCTTTTAACTTTTTTTCTTTTTTTAAGTCTTTTAATTTCTGTTGCTTCCAATTGTGTAATTTGCCATCTACTTCTATCGCTATTTTTAAATTCGGCTGCCCCAAATCTACTTTGTAACAAGTAGGAAATCCAGACAAATCTTTTTGGTTGTGTCCTGTTTTTATTGGAAATTCCATTTCCCAACCTAAAGCTGTTGCTAAAAGTATTTGTGGTTGTGTTAATTTCCCATTGCCCCCCCTTGTTCCTTTCCAAATATGCAATGTTCCATTTATCCTTTTTGTTTGTTTTGCTTTTTGGATTGTCTTTGGATTCTTTGCTGGGTTTTTTATTTGCATACGAAGGGAATGTGTTTTGCGTATTTGCTCTCCCCTCTCTGTTTCCATTAAAAGCGTTCTTCTGGATTGTGATAATTTTAGTCGGGATTCTTTTTTCCATTTTTTCCCTACTCTGTTCTGTGCATTGTATATATCCGCACATTTCCTGCTGCAAACTTTCTTGTTGTTTTTTGCTGTTCTGTTCAAGTAATAAACAAACAGTGTTTTGCAGATAGGGCAAGGTCTCATTTCTGTTTTCATACTTTTGTGTTTTTTCTAATTTAATGTTACCCACAAAATTACAACTAATATTAGAATACACAAAACAATTTTCAAGGTTTTTTGCTTTAACCCATCCTTTATTAGTATAAAACAAATGGTCACATGAGCACGTGATTGTTTGTTTATTTGAAAGAGTAACTTTTACAACTCTTTGTAAATCTACTTTATTTACAAAAGTGTTTGTTACTTTTCCATTTCCAGTTAAATTACAAACAGAATCACCCACTGAAACATCTTCTATTGATTTGCTATTTCCATTGCTTAATTTAATTTTTGTACCTTTAACAAAACATTCATCAATTATATAAACACGTTTACCACCACCTAAAGGTGTGTACTGAATGTTTTTTCGTAAATCACGAATAGTATCAATCCCTCTAAACTGCGCTGTATCAATTTCAATGATGTTGTTTTCACTACAACCTAATTCATTAGCTACAATTCTTGCTAAGGTTGTTTTGGCCGTACCTGTTGGGCCATGAAATAAAAAGGAATGAGGCATTGTTTCAGGTGTTTTTAACATTGCTTTTAATGCTGCCACTACATCCCTGTTTCCTTTTACTTCATCAAATGTTTTTGGACGATGCTTCTGATAGATCATTTTGTTATTGGTTTTCTTTGTTTAAGAGTTCATCTGCATACTCATAAGCAATTCCAATTAAGTTTGGATGTCCATTTCTTTCATCCGCTAAAATTGTTATCCTTAATTGTTCGTTTGCTAATATTCCCTGCATTGCTGCACAAGCTGCATAAAAACGTTTACTCATCACTACATTATGTACAGAGATGTTTTCCCTGTCAACAATAAATGCTGTTTCTGGTTCTACTTTTCTTTTTTCCATATTATTTATAAATTTAATAATTCAGTCCATATATCAGAATATGGAATTTTTTTATATTTTTTACCTGTTTCTAAATCAAGAATATTTTGCCAATCAATATTTTCATTTGGTTGGTTTTGAGCCTCTTCTAAAGTATTAAAAGAGGCAACAAAATCATACACCCCTCCAGATGGATAATACTCCAATCCTTCAAATAACAAAAATCGTTTCATATCTATAAATTTTAATTTGATTGATTAAAAAATCCTTTTGTTTTTCTGTTACTCCTAATTCTTTTAGGTTTTTTGCCTGAATGTTTGTTTACTATTTTCAGTAATGTTTCAACTTCAAATAAAGCTATTTTTCTATCATTTGGATTATAATATTCTTCAATGTATTGTTTTCTGGTTTCAAGCGATTCAATTAAATCTTTCATAACTTGTTAATTTCAATTTCCTCTTTTTCAGCCCAACTACCATCCACCGGACACAATTCTGCACCTATCTCCAATGGAACGGTAATCCACGGCCAATGTTGACGTACATCATTACACATAATACATTGCATAATTTTAACCAATTTTTTCAGTTCTTTAGGATTAACATCAAAAATCACTGCATCGTGTATTTGTCCTACGATAACTGAATCCATTTTCATTCTTTTCAGAGCTTTAGTACCCTCGATTAAACTCCACAACAAACAATGAAACGCCGCACCCTGTACAGGATAATTCGTTACATCATTTCTTTTCATAATTCCCTGAAAAGTAAACCCTGTTTTGCTGGTAATATAGCTATTTTCCTGATACTCTTTCCAAAGGTTTTCACGCCACCTGTCATGCGTTTTGTACCGTTTTTTCCAAAAGTTGTATTCTACTTCTTGTACATGCTTTTCAAACTTTTTAAAACTGGTTAAACCTTGTTCTATTAAATGGTCAGAAAGTTTTCTATCCTCAAAATCAATTCCCTGCCCTGTTTTCCACACACTTTTTGATAATTTACCCCAATTTTCAACTAAATTAATCGCACAATTTTTATAATAATCACCGTAAAATTGAGCGAATACAAAAGCTCCTTTTGCAGCTTGCCTTAACATATTGTGAGTAGGTTCAGCTTTATCAAAGTTTCTAATCTTAAATAATTCTATTGCTGTATCACGGTGCATATCCCCATGTAGTATATCATCAATCAGTTTTTTATCTCCCGAATAACACGCCCCAATTCTGACTTCAAGCTGACTGTAATCCAATTCCAATAACTGATGTCCTTTACGTGGATAAATTGCCCTGCGTGTAATCTGCATTGATTCTTTATCACGTTTGGGTATGTTTTGAAAATTTGGGGAATTTGAACTGCCTCTGAAACTGACTACATTATGCAAATTATAGAAAGGATAAATCCAACCATTTATTGTTTCACGTTCAAACTGTGCAAGATAAGTATCACGTACTTTTTTCAGCTTTTTAATTTCAAGCAAAGTGTTTAATTCAGGAATGTTTAAAAGCCTTAGAGCTTCTTCATCAGTACTACCCTCACCTCCTTTGGTTTCTTTTCTGATTTTTAACCCTTTTGTTTTGTAAAGATAATTTCCTAATTGCTGACCGCTGTAAATGTTAACTGTTTTAGTAGTAGTTTTACTCCAATCTTTATAAAACTTACTATCGTAAATTTCCTGCTCCAGTAATTTTATTTTTTCAGAAATTTCTTTTTTCTGTTTTTTAATGTAATCTACGTCAATTCGTAAACCGTTTTTTTCAGCTTCCGCTAAAGCTAAAATACCATCGTGAAGTAATTCGTATGCAAATTTAGTATCTGTATTCATTTTATTGTATTTACTACTTTTGGATTTTTTACTAAATCATTTCTTTTTAAAAACCTTCTAATTCTTTATTTGTAAATTGAAACCATCCTAAAATATGCGCATGTTGTGCCAATAAAAAAATAGCATGTTCTCTTGATACAGTTTCTTTTTGTGTTTTCATTTTTCTTCTTTTACCGGCACAAATTTATGTTTCCAAACTTCATCAAATTCTGTACTATAAGGCCATGCTTCCTCCTCATGCCCTTCAGGAGCATCATCTTCATAGTCATATTTGTAATTTGACTTTTTATCAACCACTTCATAATCCACGGTTTCAAACAACTTGAATATTCTACAACCTTTTAAATCAGGATGGTATCCTTCACCATCAATAAGAAACCCTTCTTCCAACCATTCACGAGCTTCTTCAATTGTACCGAATTGTTCATACTCCATATTAATCCCATCAAATGCTGCATACTTTTTCATAATCAAAAAGGTAATAGTGAATTAAACTTTTCCTGCTGTAATAAAAATAACCGGTATGTAAAAATACTGTCCAGAGCATTGTATTTAAGCATTTCAGCCCTGTTTTTAGGTTTCTTAATGAATTCCATAATACTGTTTAGATTGTTGCTCTCAGGTGCTTTTAAAGCCTTGTCAACGGTACTGTTATAATTTACAATACCAAACTGCACGTATGCCTGAAACTTCAATCCTGTTACTCCTTTTCTATTATCAAGTACATGAGTAGCCAGCATAGTATCCCAATGCCAATTCCTTACAGTAGTTTTAAGAATTTCCCTGCTCCATGCTAATTCATACTTCATATTCTGAGCTATCTTTTTAATAAGTTTATTTTTCAACAATCTTTTTAAAGGCTCTCTATCCTTTGCTTTGTTTGGGATTAAGAAAACATACACTTTGTTTTCATTTACTGCAACCGAAGCAGAAACTATTCGGTGACTTTTTGCATGAGGTTTTAATCCTGTGGTTTCATAATCAAAAGCAACTATACTTAATGGTGGAATTGTATCGAGTACACTCAAATCATTTTCAAGTGTAATAATTTCAGGTTCTTTAAAATAAGGAAAAGGCTCGTTCACTTTGGAAAAAGCCCTTTCCAAATCTTCAATCAATACACGTTCAACCCCCCTATTCTTTTCCATTCGCATTACATAAGTAGGATTTAAAGTAGGACAAACCCACGTTTTTAAATCCTGATCTGGTATAGTCCACCCACGCCACTTTACAATTCCATCAAGTGAATCTTTCCACCGGTTACCTATAATTGATTTAAGTGGGTAATCGCCAAACAGGATAATCACTTTAGGTTTGTACTGCTCTATTGCATTTAACACTATTCTTCTGCAACAATCAATTTCAAATGGTTTAGGCAGTTTTCCAGAATAACAATTAATAGCATTTAAGTTTACACAATCTTCAAACAAATCCACACCTAATTTATTGTAAATGTTTTTCAGATATTTACCAGATGCTCCCTGCCATTGTTTACCTTTTTCATCATCGATAGTATCAGGCACACTACCTATGTTCATAATCCCTTTTTTAAAGTTTCCAAAAGGTTTCATTTTAGGTGAATTAGCTTTACGGTATAAACCGCAGCTATGACATGATAACACTTTACCACCTGGCCGGTGTTGTGATTGTGTTTCTTTAACTGTGAAAAATCCTGACATTACTCAAACCTTTTTGCAAAATTAATACTATCTTTTTCTAATTGTTTTTCCCAACTAATTGAATCATTAAAAAAAGAAAATTGAGACCCAAGTAACCAACCATTAGTAAAAGAAAGTTGTGAAAGTTCAACCAATTGAATTTGCATCCTTTTGATCGCTTTTCTACGTTTTATATTAGCTTGCCATGTAAGTATTGAATTCATTATAACTACAAACAAGATAAGTATTGCTATGAATTTACTAATTTTCATTTTTGTTTATATATTACAGAATACATTTTAATCTTTTGAATATTTTTTGAATACCCACAAACTATCCGAGCGTAATGTCCGGTACTTCGCAAAACTTCCACTTCATGTTTAGCTATATCTTCCCTTAGTGTAGCATATTTATCGTAATAACTGTTGTTGTACAAAGAAAAATCAACCAACTGCCAGCCATTTTTTAATAACAGATTATGTTTTTCTTCATTCCAGTATTCATAGTTGTGACCCCGCTTTTCTTCAATCATCCTTTTGTATTGAAGTACTGACAACTTCATTCGCTGCTTATACGTCATTTTTTGTTTATGATTCATAATTTAAAATGCTTGTAAATCCAAATAATACTCTCTTTCATCATACGCCTTTAAAACTTCATCTGCTTCCACCTCAATATCATCAACTACATCATCAATGTAACAAACATTTAATCCGGGTTCGTGTGTCCTTACATAATCAACGCATTTAAGTAATGAGTTTGACCTAAAAACCGTAAAATTACTTTCATTTTTTACTCTAAATCTTTTCATACCTTTAAATTAGATATTACAATAATCAGAACAATTTCCTAAATCATCAAAAAACCCTTTTTTCTTTTCACTAAACTTTAAATCCTTTAAAGGGGTGCATGATACATGCAAAAAACTATTGCCGTAACCCCTTATTAATTCATCTGTTTCACAAGCTATTTTAAACCCCTCCGGATCGGTTAACTTTAATTCCCTCCAACTATAATCAGACATAAAAGGACAAAATACACAACTTGATTTTACAGGAATTGGTAAATTTTTACTTATGTAGTATTCATTAATATAGGATCGGGTTTTAATTTCTGCATTTTCTATTCTTTCTGTTTTTCCATTAGGATAAACTCTATATCCACAAAAAGGATACAAATGAACTTTCCATTTTTCTTTTGGTATATTCATTCGGTGTTTTTCTTCGTGACTTATACCAATCCATATTTCTGTTTTAGGAAAACGTTTATTTTTTAAATTAAGAACTTCCCTGTATTTTTTAGTGATTTGTTTAATTTTATAATTAGAAGTACATCTTCTCCTAAGCATTCCGTTTTTACCATCTTTATCTTTATAAAAAGCAGGAATTAAACTCATTTTTGAAGTTTTTAAATCCTCTTTTAAGTTTTTATAGTTCGCTACATAAATAGGAATTCCATTGTTTTCTTTTTGCCAGTTTAAAAGGTAATTAAGATATTCTAATGTATCTGTTTTTTCACCCCCTGTATCAGCAAATATAGCCATATCAGCCCTCGGCAATTCCCCTAAAGATGACATATAATAAAGAGCAGTACTCTGCACACCTAACCCTAATGAAATTATTTTTTTCATTTAGTTTTAAATTATTAAAGTGGTAAAATGTTTTCATCAACATCTACTATAATTTTTTCTTTAATACCATCTTTATATTTTTTCCGAACACTTTCAACACTACCCCACCAACACTGAAAACCCCAAATATACTTTCCTGAATCTAATTTAATACACGGGTTTTTCAATTTTACTTCATTAAAAGGATCAATATCAGGAATTCTATCTCCTATATATTCCCCTTCACCATAACTTCTCATCACACCATCTTTAATACTTTCGATTGCTATTACTCTCATTTGTTATATTTTTAAATTATTCTACTTCACTACTTAATGATGAAACATAAACCCAATTTTTCCCTTCAAACCGCAACATATTACTCATAATCATACACGTATTGGTTTGTTCAAGAATAAACTTTAACAAGTACGGTGTAATTGAAAAAGTAAAGTTTTCCCCTGTGTAATCTTTAATGGAAACGCTTTCTTTAAACCATGCTGTTTCTGACTGACAATGAACCATTAGTTTTTTATCATTTACTATTACATCCACTTTTTCATCATCTGAAAGTTTGGATTGGCTCTTTGTGAAAATTTCAGCTTTTTCAAGTATTTCCGGTAAAGTTTCAGGAAAATCAAACAGAATACCTTCTTCTGTATGGTCAATTACAGGTTGTACTTCCACAAACTTTTCATCAAACACCCTGCATGAAATTAACACATCATTTTCATTTTTAAAATGCAGCCAGCCTTTGCCTTGTGAAACAAGGGTAGGTGATAGTTTTAACACTTCTTTCAGTGAACTTGCAGGAATGATGGTATCTTTAACAGGCATTTTTCTTTTCATGTCAAACTGAGCTATCCTGAAATTATCGGTAGCTTCTGCAAACCCTGTACTTTTTAGGTGTACACAGGTTATTTTAGGATTTGACATATCGTTTGAGGCACATGGAATGGTGAACCTGATAGCTGAAAGAAAACGTTTAGGTAGTTTTTTCCATTCATCTTTTTCTGACAATTCCTCTTCTAAAGGCAAAACTATTTCATTGGCAAGTGTAAACCCTACCTTTGCCCTGCCAGCTTTTAAAACCACTTCGTTTGTTTCATCATCGAAATTTACTTCAATTTCATCGTTTTTGACTTTCTTTAGAAAATCAAACAGTTCAGATGCTTTAATAGCCCCATCAAAACCTAAATCGGGTGTTTTAGTAGTGATGCTAATTTCATCATTGTAAGTGTAAACCCGGTTGCCTTTAAAAGCAAAACTTGTGGTTTGATCGATAATTTCTTTTGTTGAAAGACCGGGTTTTACAACCTCCAGCGCATTCATTAATTCGGTTTTATTAATTTTCATTTTTACTATTTTTTGATTTTTTAAGTTCAAATCGCATTCGATTAATATACCCTGCTATAAAACCACCCTCCCAAACGCTGTTTAAAGGAAGTAATACTTTATCACCTTTTAAAAATGCCGGTAAATTTTCTTTTGCAATTTTTTCTATTGCTTCAATTAATCTTTCTTCATCAGTTTTCATAGTGTAAATTCATTTAAAAGTTTCCTAAATTCTTTTTCTTTTCCAAAATTAAACTCTTTATAATCCGGAAAATGTATCCTGTCTTTCGGCAAGTCTTTTTGCCGGTAGGTAGTTTTCCAAAACTCCAAAGGGATGTTTTCGTATTTATCTATCCAGTACAAATCATCGGTTTTCTGCATTAATACAAGAAAGTATAAATGAAACTTTTGTACCAGCGCAAACATACCCTCTATTTTTTCTTTGTCTGAGGCATTTTTAAGCCGTTTTACCACGTTTAAACGTGGGTAGTCGTTTAATACCCTTGCTGCATTTTTATTTGTGCTAAAAGGACGAATCCACGGCAATACAAAAACAGGATTTCCCCTTTTACTTTTCTTTTGTACAGAAAGCATTGGAGTAATTCCAAATTCTTTAAGGTAAACGATTGAACTACGAAAATTAAAAGCTGTTAATTTTGGTATTAGAATATCATCTATCCTATCTACCAAAACATCAGAACTGCTTTTTGCCTTTGGTGTTTCAAAGATGCATAGTGGTTTCATAGTTTTACACGTCAAGAGTTCCTTGTTCTATTGCATCAGCCAAATCAAAATACTTGTTTGCATTATCAATGATAGTTCCTTTTTCATCCTCAGAAAAGATTTTAGTGTTTTCTTTTATCATCTCTAACTTTTTATCGTACACATAATACAAAACACGTTTCAGTGTTTCTATTTGTTCATGTGTTAACTGTAATATTCTTTTTGTTGACATGATTAATCATTTAAGTTAAAAAATGTTTTAGTGTTTTTGTAATTCATCACTAATATTTCAATACGTTTGTTTTTCAAGTTTTTACGTTCACTTATTCGAAGTATGTGTAAGTTTCTTTTTTCAGCCTGTTCAAGAATAAAAGGATGATTAAACTCTGACATAGCCCATTTAATACCGCTGTTTTCCAATGCCTCAAATAAATCTAAACTATCCTGTTCGGTAAAATTAGCAGAGTAATTGCTGCCAGTAGTTAAATATGGTGGATCACAATAACAGAAACATTTATTTTTATTTGTTTTATAATCAACCCTGTTAAAAAACAACCTAAAATCACAATGTAAAAATTGAGCATCTTTTAAATACAGATGTGTAAAATCAATTTGCTCAAGTATTTGTTTTCGTGGATTTACTGCACTTGTTCGCATGGTAACCGGTTGGCCGTATAAACCGTAATTACTGATAATTAAAAACCGAATAGCATTTAATACATCTGTTTTTTCACGTTTACCCTTTCCCCATTCTACAAATTGGGTGTGTGTAACCGGTACTCTTTCCAACCAATGAATCAATTCTTCTTTGTTATCTACTAATTGCCTGAACAAGTTGTAAACATCATCATCCAAATCATTTAGGAAATTATACTTTACTTTTGGTTTACTGAAAAATATTGAACCACTACCAAAGAATGGCTCCATGTAAATATCATGTTTTGGAAAATGCCGGATTATTTTACCTGCTAATTTTTCTTTGTTTCCCAACCTGTTTAAAATCATTTAGAAATACGTTTTAATAAGGGAGCAGCATTTCTACTGCCCCCTATTTTACAACAAATGAAAACCAAATCTAAACCAACGGCACTATTCCAAGATTGTAAACTTCTGCAAGTTTAACAAGGAATTCAACGGTTAAATTTTCTTTTGAAAAGTTTGAAGGTTTGTTTTTACCTTCGTTTTTAACAAACAGCTTTTCAGCTTCAGCAGCCCAATCTTTCATAGTTTTAGGTTTTTCATTTAATGCCTCCATCAAGGCATCTACCCGTGTGTACGGGTTTTTTACTTCTTCTTTCGGTGCTTTTTTTGTTTCCTTTTTTACCGGTTTAGGTGCTGGCTCCGGTTCATCTTCCTCCTCCTCCTCTTCTTCATCTGAGTGGATTACTTCTTTACCGTATTTTTCAATCAGCCCGTCAAAAGTTTTTTGGGTTTTTTCGGTGTACTCATCATCTTCACCTAAAGAAAGTTCTACATATGCATCATGCAATTCTTCTTCAAATTCTTTTAGTGATAATTTTGCATGGTTAATAGGCGGTTCAATACCCTCTACCACTTCATCAAATTCATCATAAGCTGAAACCAAATCAGCTTTTTTGAATTTCACTTCATCTTTTTTCTTTGCCATAATCTGTTAAATTTTAAAATGATTATTAAAACATACTGTTTTACATATTTGAAAGCACTAAGCTACAAATAATTTTTCTTTTTGCAAACTTTTTTATATTTATTTTTATATTTTTTATTTAATACAAAAATACCTTTTTTACTGTAAATGCTTAATTGTTTTGCCGTCAATGTGCTGGTAGTAAATATGTCTGCCACGAGTACGTTTACGATTTGTTTTTACTTTATCGATAAGTGTTTCCCTATGCCTTAATTGTTTACGATGTGATGGTTCAAAATCGTGCATACTTAATACTGCTCTTTTACCTGTCAAAGCGTTTTCGTAAACATCCTGACCTGTTTTTGACTTTTCGTTTGTTTTAACTAACATGATTTTTAATTTTAAATTTATTTAATAAAAACTACCTAAAAAAGACCTCCCAATCTGAAGTCGCTGGATTACTTTTACTGTGTTACTAATTACAAAATCATCTTCACGTGCCGTTAATTGGTTAATTCTTAAAACTCCTAATTGTTTTTCCCTGCCTTTACTATCTTGATTTAATCCAAACATTGCTGTAACGTGTGCATATTTTCTTTTGTCCTCTGAAAAGTTTTTTAAAGCTAAAGTATCCCTTTCATAACTATCTGCATCAGCTTGTGTCGGGGCTATTACCAAAGCGTTTCTTTCTTGACTCATCCGCCTTAAACCTTTCCACTTTTCATTTTCTCTATCCCTCGGTTGTAATCGATTATCACCTAACATAATATCAGGATAATCAACTAAAATTATATCAGGTTTAAACCCTTTCAATTCCCACTTATTTAGAATAGTATCCATCATACCTAAAGATAATGTACTGTTAGCGTGAGTAGATAATTTAACCTGTCTGTTGTTTTCCACAAAAAACCTGCTAAAATATTTTTCTGCTTCTTTATAATCTAAAGGATCGCCTAAATCAACTTTTTTAAACCACACTGAACCAATTGGTTTTTTATACCATTCGACACAGTTGTAACAGTTTTTATATTTAGGGTAATCAGTATGTGCCTCAATTAAAATTTCTTTGGTTAATTCTTTTCGTATTTCACTGTCTGCCATATTGGTAAAACCAAAATTACAAGCACGAATAGCTTTTTCACAAGTATCATTTTGGTTTTTTACACAATCTAAAACAGGTATATACTGCACTCCACAATATTTTTCTTTGTTTGATTTTTTAGCAAGGTAAATACACATTCGCATTAATTGTTGGTTTTCTGTCATATCACCTGCCTGAAAAAAAGCTACTTTTCTGTTTTGATTAACCGCCCTCATCATAAACTCAAGCAACCATCCGGTTTTTCCCCTCTTTTCAGGGGCAAGCAAAGCCACAAACCCACCACGCACTAACTGGTCATTCCAAAATTCACCTAAAGCACCGGAAAACTGTATCAATGATTCGTTACTTGTCTCAAAAACTTCTTTAAGTTTGGAAAGGGTTTTTTCATTTCCTAAATCCAAACCCTCTTCCTCTGTAAATTTTTTCAGTTTAAATCGTTCAACTATTTCTTCGGCTTCACTAATTTCACCTTTTTCAAGTTTGCTTTCAATATCCTGTTTATGA